GTCAACGGGTTTAGACCGGTCAAGCTGATTGTTTCCGCATTTTACAAGTTCGATGATATTTGGGAAAAACACTAGAGCTTTCTTCCCAGTTTGTATAGCAGCTAAATCGCCAGTTTTCACAAATCTGCGTATAGCTTTTTCGGATAGTGGGAGACCTTCCGCTTTGCACCGCTCGGCCGTGTCGTGGATTGAAAGTAAATCGTTCATTATGTTTCTCTACCCCCGTTTGTTATGTCGTCAATGATTGGGCGAATTTTCACTTTCCCTGTGTCATGCAGCTCGTGGTGCAATTTTCGGGGAAATCTTCCATCGTTGAGGTCGTACCTTTTGGCAATTTGCCATAAATGGATTCCTGCAGAGTGATCTTCCTTATATATACCTTGGTTAGTCATCATGTATAGACCTCCTTCAGCTCAACTTTGCTACTATATATATTATATCAATAATTTGAGTGTACATCAATCACATCATTATTTATGTCAAACTTAGAATTGTGCAAACATTTTATTGTTGACACTATTCCAAAGTAGAGTTATAATAGTATCATACTAAATAATAATATATGGACGGTGGTTTAAATGGAGCTTGACTCTATATTTGCGCAAAGACTTAAAGAAACACGACAAAAGGAAAATATGACTCAAAAAGATTTAGCCGAAAAAATCGGAATCACTCCTGCCACAATTTCAGCATACGAAAACCTTGACAACAATAAAAGAAAAAGCCCCACGTTCGAAATTGCTGTCGAAATAGCAAATGTACTGGATGTCTCCCTCGATTGGCTTGGTGGACGGTCAACCGAAAATAAAGTTGGGAAAGATAACACGGAAACTACATCCTTTACTTCGTTACCTCAACTGTTAAAAGAAATAATCGCCATTACAGGGTTGCGCCGTAGCTATTTTGAACTAGAGGATAAAGAATCGCCAGATGGAGAGCCAAGTACTGTTGTCAATATTTCATTATCAGATGAGAAAATAGTAGATTTTATGATTTCATGGGAGAAAATACACAACCTATTTAAAGACGGTTCCATCACTGAAGAAATGCGTGACGAGTGGATATCCGGTGCGTTGAACAAATACTCAGAGTATAATATTGATAGTAACGGCCGCATTTGCAAATTCAACGATGCTTGAATGCACTGAATAAGGAAGGTACATTAAATGCCTAATATCACGAAGCGCAACAATAAAGACGGATCAGCATCCTACCTCATTCGTGTGTATGTCGACATAGCAGGGAACGGTCATCAGATTATGAAATCCATGACATGGCGACCTACAGAAGGTATGCGACCTTCCTCAGTTGATAAGGAACTAAATCGGCAAGCAACATTGTTTGAGGAAAAAGTTAAGCAGGGTTTGACAGGATTTGCCGGAGCAACTAAATTTGAAGAATATGCAACCGCTTGGGTTGAAAACGAACCTATGGCTTTTAAGACACGAGAGCGATACAGAGATTTGTTAAAGAGAATTAACGCCGCAATCGGTCATATTAAACTTGAAAAGATACAGGCACACCATGTGGAGGAATTCTACAAAAATCTTGCAGAAGCGGGCATGAATGAGCGTGACCGTTTTGCTATCTCTGATAAACTCGATAAAATAATGAAAGACAGAGGTCTTGGCCGTGCGGCGCTCGGAAAGAAAGCTGGGCTGTCCGCATCTACAGTAAGCACCGCAGCCCGCGCTGGAAAGGTAAACCTAGAAACAGCAAAGAAGATTTGTGTCGCTCTCAATGCGAAAATGAATGAGCTGTTTATTCTACATGAGGACACAAGTGGTTTATCTGAAAAGACTGTTTTGCATCACCATCGGCTGATTTCTGCGATACTGGAAAAGGCAAAGCGTGAGCGGCTGATTCCTTACAATGTGGCTCGTGAACACGCCAGTGCTCCGAAAGTGCCACATAAGGAAGCCTTATACCTCGACGACGAGCAGGCGAGGGATTTTCTTTCTTTACTGCTAAATGAAGAAGATATTCGGGTGAAAACTTCATTGATTATGCTTCTTTTCACTGGTGCTCGCCGTGGGGAGCTTTGCGGTCTAAGTTGGCCGGACATAGACGGAGAAAAGCAAATTATCAATATCATGCGTGCATCCCAGTATCAAAATGGGCGAGGAATTGTGGAAGTTCCAACGAAAACCACAAGCAGTGTCCGCGCTGTGAAGGTTCCTTCATTCGTACTAGAGCTGCTCAGCCAATACAGAACATGGTGGAATGAGCAGCGCCTTTTATACGGAGAGGGGTGGCAAGGAATGGAGCAGCGCCTTTACATACAAGAAGACGGAAAGCCGATCAACCCCGATACAATCAACTATTGGATGTCTAAATTTATTGACAAGCATCACTTTGAACACATTACTCCCCACAGCCTCCGACATACTTTCGCTACGCTTCAGATTTCGGCAGGTGTAGATATTCGCACATTGCAGGCTCGGACGGGACACGCACAGGCTAGCACTTTGGTCAACATCTATTCGCATGCAATCAAAAGCGCACAGGAAGCGGCAAGCGACGTACTTGAAAATCTACTCCTTCCAACGGGATCAAAACTTAAAAAAATATAAAAAAATAGGTCACTCTCCGTAATGGACAGTGACCTATTGCCGCATCTTGCCTTAGTTTTTCATAACTTACTTGAACATTTGTTGAACATTTACTCGTTTTGACTTTTTCTCAAGGCATAGAAAAAACCCACAACCCTTGACGGGCTGTGGATTTGTTGTGGTTGCGGAGGCAGGATTTGAACCTACGACCTTCGGGTTATGAGGGAAGACTATCCTTTTTGGCTTTCTGCTATAACCTCTTGTAATCTCGGACGTTTGCGGCTTATCAGTATTCTCACTTATGATAATTTCATGCGATTTAATGCCACTTCTTATCCCAATAAACAACAAACAAACGTCTACTTGTAGGTTTTTGTACTTATGTAAACTTAAGTTACGCTAATGTTTAGTCCAGTCTTTAAAAACAAAAAGCCGCCTGCCGAAGAATTTAATCCTCGACAAGCGGCTTAATATCATATTTAACCAATTCAACTCCCCTGCTACAAACGTCTCTCATAGTGCTCAGAATATCAAATCAATCATATATTGGCTTTTTTATAAAATATCATTCAATCATATTCGTAAACTTGATTTTCTGTTATCCTTCGGCGTCAGAATGTCATCCAGCGTATCTGCCGCCATCTCGTCTGCTGTTTTAATGGCATGAGCATAAATGTTCTCTGTCGTGGAAGTCTGCGCATGACCTGCCCGGTAGGAAACCGTCCTCAATGGAACACCCGCAGCAAGCAGCAAGGTAATATTAGTGTGCCTTAACGAATGTATCGTTATTTTGGGCAAATCGGTCTTTGCGATAAAGTCTCGAAACCAGCCGGTAATCGTATCGGGATGAATCGCCTTCCCATCATATTGTGTAAAGATTCTGTCGGAGGCTTCCCATCTGTCGCCCATTTTCAAACGTTCCTGTGTCTGCCAAGTTTTATATTCTTTCAGCACCTCAAATGCCTGCGATGGAAGCTTAATAGTGCGGTCGGAAGTTTCCGTCTTGGTTTCTTTTGTGAAGATACCTTTACCCGAAACATATTGAGATGATCGGCGCACTGTAATGAGGTGATTTTCAAAATCAATATCTCCCCATTCCAAACCGCACATTTCGCCTCTGCGAAGACCGCTGTAGAGGAACATTTTAATCATCGTTTGGTGTGGAACGGATTCATTTTCCATAAGCTGAAGCAATTCTGCCGTTTGCTTTTCATCCAGATACTTGGCTTCTGTTCGTGCCACCTTGGGTGGTTTCACTCTTGAAGCAACATTGCTCGGAATTACCTGCCAAAATACCGCCTGATTCAAAATCGCTGATGCAAGCCCGTGGTGGTGCTTGATTGTCTTATTTGTTAAACCTTTGAGTGGTTTTGACGGTTCAAAGCCCTCTTCAAAAAAAATGCCGAGCAACTCGCACACTTTACGTGCAGTTTGCTCGGCTACCGGCTTGTTTTTAAATATATTGTAAATTGTATTGATATGCGTGTCCGTTAATTTGGAAAGCGTTTCTTTTGTATATCCCTTATTCTCAAACACCTCCATGAAATCATCCGTTGCTAAAAACGATAATCCTCGATAGTTCACATCATCGCCCATATCCTTGTAAAGTTCCATAAGGTGATGCGGCTGTAACTTATCCAACCGTATATGTCCAATCGCAGGCAAAATGCGCTTCAACATTGATTTGTACCGTTCGTAGGTTTTGGGAGAAAGATTAACTTCAGCATAATCACTGCACCATCGCTCAGTAAATTCCGCAAAAGTAACACTTCCATCCAAAAACTGTCCCGACAATACCTTTTTCTCAAACAATACAGCTTGTTCATTTAACGCCTTTTCAACCTGCTTTTCCGTCATGCCGTCGTCAGGCTTCCACGTCAATGTTTTTCGGATTTGCTTGCCTGTGGTGTCATAGCCGGTACTGACCATAATTAAATATGCGCCGTTGCGCTCCCTTATAGATGCCATTTAAATTTCCCCTCTCATTTTTGCACTCTTTACTTTTGTTGACACCATGTTACCTCTGACACCTACAATTAGCAAGTCAATTTTGATGTTTGTTTTTCTGCCTTAGTGAACCAACTTTAAAGGATTTTTATATCCTGGAAGCACTTCTTCCGGCTTCGTTCCTTTGAGATGTTCAAAGAGCAAATCTATATCAATCAGATATTTTTTACCAGCTTTAATGCAAGGAATCTGTCCTGACACCACCATGCGGCGCAGAGCGTTTGGAGTAATTGCTGTTTCAGAGTCTGATTCTTTTATGTAATTATAAGTTTCTGTTAACGTTCTAATTCTAGACATAATAAACCCCCTATCGTAGTAAAAGAAAAAGGGCGCCCGTTTAAGAGCGTCCTAGAATAAAATAAATTACGCTTTACTAATGTTGCTTTTGCCGACTCGGCCGTGCCCGTTATCCAAAATATATAAATTGACGGGACTAAAATCAACAATTTACAGTTATTGATTTTGCAACATCGTTTGACAATGTCGTCTTCGCTGTCTGATAAGCCGACCTGATAAGAGTATCCGCTTCATCTTCCGTAATGGGAACCCCACACCCATTAAGCCTACTTATTAGGTTAAGTTTTGCACTCTCCAACTTCTGTGGGCCGCCAAGTTGAGTGAATGCGTCCTCCACAAAAAATACCGCTTCACTTGCAAGATGGCTTTTGGTCTGTAGGGTGTTGATGATTTTGGTGGTCTTTTGGGTACCGATAAAATGATTAACTCCAGCAAACAGCCCACCAATAAGACAGGGTACACCTGCGGTTATTACTGTAAGTAAAAGGTTGACATAAATCTGATTCATACTTTATTCCTCGTTTCTTTATTTTTTCATATTCTCAATGTACCAAATGAAAAAGCCGATAAGTGTCATTGTAATTGAAAAAGCAACGGCCCACAGTGCCTTGGTGACACCATCTAGCGATTTTGCGAGATAGCTCATGTCTGTTTTCAGCTCTACAAGTTTTTCACCGTGGTTTGTAAATACGTCGTCACCTTTTTCCAACCTCTCGTCAATTTTGTCAAAGTGCTCTTTACAAGTCTGGTTCATTTCATTTTCCACTATTGCCACTACCGTCCTTTTTACTTATTTGAATGCAGCAGGCCCTATGTAAGCCGTTCTGCCGTTGTAACTAACCTGCCGCCAGCCACTGGCGAGGATAGTTGTGATAAATGTCTGACCACTTTTTGCAGTGCCAACGATGCCTCCCAGTGGGTTTGTTGTGCTGCGAATAAAGAACGTGCCTTGCTTTACCGATTCAGAATGTTTGTTTGCCACGGGTGCTGTCGCTACGGTCGGTGCGTCGTACTGCGTCAGCTTGTACTCTTTGATTATGTCAAAGAGCTTGGTCGCGTAGTCTGGGTCGGTTGCATATCCGTCCTGATGAATAAGCTCGCAGACTTTTTGAGAATCAGTGCAGTGGAGAACGTTGGTGTATCGAGCATTGCTGGCGATGAAACTAGCGTGATCTTCCACGCTTGCTGCAAGGGTAGGATAAGACCTGAATGATGCTGTGGTGTTGATGTACTCTCCATTTGCAAATTCCTTTGTGCCTACATTAACACACGGACCAGTAGAACCATTGGCTTTGATTCCGAATAAATTGTTGGCAATTACATGCTGACCCCAACCACTTTCAAAAATTGCCTGTGCAATCGTCAGACTTGCCAGAATACCATACTTTTTCTGAGAATCCTGCGCACCTGCTTTTATAAGGTTGATGAAATCTGTTTGTGTTGACATAGAGTTCCCTCCGTTCGTTTTTGTTTACGCTTCCGTTACAATATCGCCTTGTTCCAGTGGTGGATTTGTTAGGATCACCCCCTTCGCCTGCGAATCACGCTGTTCTCGCTGCACCTGCACTTGCTGTTGGACGAGTTGAGATATCTGCTGTTGCACGTCCTGAAGCACATACGCTATGGCTGTTGATGGGAGCTGACTTCCGTTGATGTCTGCGATTAACTTGTCTTTAAATTCTGTAACGAGTAAATCAAACATAAAAAAACCCACCTTTTTTAAAATTTAAATGGTGAATACTGCAAAACCAACACTCGACGCTTTGTCTGAAACTGCCGCCATGAATTGGGTGTACTGGTCTTTGATTGTGGTTGCATAGGTGGTGTCGGTCGCCCTTGAGACATCTATGGTGCTTGTGCTTATATTTGCGCCCATATTTGTACCATCAAATGTCGCATAAAGATTGATGATTGGAATATTACTGGTAGTTCCGTCATTGGCTGTCTCGGTGACGATTATCTGGGCATTGAGCGTAATTACTTCGTTTACTGTCATTATGCCGTCCTCCTTATAAGCTGATTTTGTAATCTATTTACATTGTTATTGAGATATTGTACTGCTTTTATTAACGGTGCAATAAATTCCTCATACCTCAGTCCGTAAATATATCCACCTTCCTCAGTTGGGGTTTTGACAAAACCTGCGAAATCAAGCGATGTCATGCCGAGCGAGGTCATTTCATCCTCTACATCCTGCGAAAGCATACCATAGTGAGTTCTTCCACTTTTACCTGTGTTGAACCGATAAGATACAGGATTCAGTGCCATTATAAAATTGACTGATTTTTCTTCATCAAGGACTTTGATGGTGTTTTTTTGGGTTCTATCCGAGGTGTTTATTGTTCCAGTTATGGCGTAAACCGTCGCCCACCTCTTAGTGGACGAGCCAAGATTCAACTGATTATCTGTGGCTGGTCGTAAATCTCCGCCCTCAATAATTACACCTGCGGTTGATGCAGAAGAATTTGCAAGCTGTAATATCGTACCATTGCCTATAATCTGCGGATAAGTTGTGCCACTGGTGGTAAACTGCCCCACACAGGTAAGACCGCCCATTGTCGTAAGCACACCACCATTTGAATATAACCGTGAAGCATAGTCACTGGTATCGCCAGATGTTTCGTGAAAATCCAAATATTTCCCTATTTCCATTACGCCCGTATTGTCAATGACAGGGAGAGCAGTCCACCGATGGCCACTTGAGCTAATTGGATTACCATTGAATGACGGAGCTGAAATGTCACAAGTAGATGTTAATTCCGTGTAAGATAGGGTTAGTGTGTTGAATGTGTTCTTTCCAGTTTCGATGCTCAATGATATAGTCAATGGCGTGACCGACACCCAATTACTTGTCGTACCTGTTACCCATGTGTTACACACAATTTGGCATGGCTGATTATTGTTAGAAAATAGGGTTATACCGTTTCCAGAAGTGACTGATAACGCATTTGGTGCTTGCATCCAACAAGTGCTTGCGTTGCTGTTTGGAAAAATGGAGAACATTTGCGTTCCTGAATAATTCAGCACAAATCCTGCCGATGCGTACCCGCCGGGGTCTGTGAAATTACCAATTGTACCAGTCACAGGACTTCCTGACGTTGTTATCGTAGCTACACTAAGTCCAGTGGTATTAATCTGCGTAGCTGTAATCGTGCCTGCGGCTATTTGCGTAGCAGTTATTGTTCCTGCTGCAATCTGGGTCGCCGTGATTGTTCCAGTCATGATTTGCGCCGCTGTGATTGTTCCCGTGACTATTTGTCCTGCGGATATTGTGCCTGCCGCAATCAGAGATGATGAAATATACCCAGTGGTTATTGCACCTGCGTCCAAATTTGCCACCGCTAAATTTCCGAATTTGCTAAGAGTCCATGCTGTCCCATTCCAAATGCTTAGCTGGTTGCCATTTGCGGTATTAAACCACAAGTCACCATTTTTAAATGTTCCGGTAGGTGTTGAACCATAGTAGGCTGTATTCTTGCCGTTGGAAGTTGTCTGCGCTGATGTGGCCGTGGTTTGAGCAGTTGAGATGGCAGTGTTTATTGCTGTTGCGAGTTGTGTTGCACCTATTGCTCCAGCAGTTATTTGCGCCCCATTAATCGTACCTACAGTTAAATTGGCACAGTTTAGATTTGTGACCGTTATCTGCGAAGCGTCTATCGTTCCTGACGTGAGCTTACTCGCTCCGACCGATGATATCAGCGCGTCAGTAATGGATGCTGTCTGAATGTTCGCTGTTCCAATGGCTGCGGTGCCGATGAGCGCATTGGTAATTGCTCCGTTTTGGATATTTGCAGTAGTGATGGTTGCTGTTCTAATTAGTGCGGTGGTAATAGCTCCGGTCTGAATATTCGCCGTTCCGATGGCTGCGGTTGCTATTTGTGCGTTTCCAATAGCGCCGGTTGCTATCTGTGCTGTACCGATGGCTGCATTTGCAATAACACCGGATGCTACCGTAATAGTTCCCGCTTGCAGCACACTTGCTGTCAAACTGCCTACTGCAATATTTGTGGCAGTGATGTTTCCGGCGAGCAGATTGGTTATGGTCTGTTGACCTGTTACCACTGCACTAACCGCATCTGACACTGCCGTGGCTGTTTGGAAGGTCTGCGCCTGCGATGTTAAACTGAGAGCCGACGCTGTTCCTTTTAATCCACCTTCGTAGGCGATGTCACACTCGGTCAAAATGGTCGAGTAACTGTTGTTATTCCTGTCCGTGATGGTGATTGCGTCACCTGCCATGAATGCCGGATTGCCTTGCCAGTCAGCATTAAACGGCATGTAGGTAAAGTTGTGTAGCTGGTTATAAATTGCCGTAAGTGCACCGTTTGGATTATTCACAAGGAGAGGGTTGCCAGTTATGGTGTACGTGTTTCCCACACCGCCCATAAATACACTTGTGCCCCCAGAACTCTGCTGAATGACAACCTGTGTGATGGCTGCTCGGCTTAAGTCATCGTGCAACATGACGAAATAATTCTGAGCCGTTATGCTTTGCCCTGAACTGACATAAAAGTTGATGTCAAGTTTTCCACTTCGATCTATCCGTACAAAACATCCTGCTGCTTCGGCTACCCATGAAATTGCTGACCTCAAAGTTACACCTGCTAGGTTCGGAGCCGTAGATACACTGAACGACGCATTCGGAAATGTGGTATTTGCAAGCGTTAGTCCTGCCTTTGCTGCGATATCCTGAGCAATTTGGAGTAGTGTTTTTGGGTAAGTCAGCGTTGACTGATATAGCGTTTCCATGAGAACGATTGAGTCATAGCACTTTAGCTGGATGCTAGTTTCGGTCTTGCTTACGGTGTCAACATAAAACACACCAAGTGGGCAGTACTCAAACGTGAGGTCGGCGCGCTGCACAGCAATTGAGGCAGCGACCGTTGCACCCTGAAAGGCTGCCGTTGAAAAGTTGCCGCTTATATTGTTGATTTCAACATTTAGTTCAGCCGCACATGTACTTCCAATCTCGAAGTCATCGCCGCTAATGGTAGTTGATGTCTGGGTAATTGACATAATACTTGAATCATCTAGGTTCAAAGTGGCATAACCTGTTTTAGTCACGGTGGCTTGCGATTTTAGCATTCGTCCGCTTTGCTGTATTGCAGTTATAAAGTTACTTGAAACACCGTACACTTATGCCACCTCCATTATTCCTGAATAAGATCAAACGCAATGTTTTCCCAACCTGCGACGCCGTTTTGGTATGAAAACATAGGAACAGTCCTGTCGCCAACATAAAATGTGTTTGTCACGGTCGCACCTTGCATCGGATCTGGATAGGTTACTGTAAAGAAGATATTTGCATTCAACGTTTGCAAGAGCGTTGATGCCTGTGCCTGTGTTAAAAATGCCCACTGCGGTGATATTTTCACTTTTTGAGCGATACGGTCTTTCATCATTGTGCCGGATGCACTTCGACCGCTGTTATCGGATGAAAGATCAGTCAGCACCCATTGAAACTGTGCTGGATCTGGGCAGATGGTCACACCGTTAATAACTAAAACAGCCATGGTTATATCATTTCTTTCCTAATCAAATATACAGAGGATTAACGCCGAGTTTTCGTGTCTGTCCATTAATTGCTTTGACGCAAAGTTTGCCGAAAACATTACCGTCAATCTGCATGGTTATATTTATGTCACCGCTTGTACCAGTCTTGTTTGATGCACCCACTGCACTTGCCACCGCTGCAGCCAAACTTTCGACAAACCCGGTATTTTTCAGTGGAACAACAGCTTCTGTTCCGGCTTCACCAATCATAGCGATTGTTGGTTTACTTATGATGCCACCCTCGGCCAGTTTGGGAAGCTGAGGAATGTTCACACCCTTAAGCCATGAAAGGCCGGGAACATTGGAAACCGATTTTGCAAGACCATTTATGCCACTCAAAACAAGATTGATGCTAGAAATAAGACTGTTGAGTGGTGCTTTGATGATTGCCTCTATCCCACCGAAAATTCCGGATGCTATGTCTTGCAGACCTTGGAAAGCTTTGCTCCAGTTCCCTGTAAAAACACCAGAGAAGAAAGTGGTTAGGCCAGTGAACACTTCCTTGATGTCACCTATGACGGTTTTTACGGTACTGGATATGTTGTTAAATTTCGTAACAAATAAATCCCAGATAAACGTGCCAAATGGGGCGAGAGTATTGTGCCATGCCGAGGATATACCATCCACAAAACCGTCCCATGTTTTTTTGATTCCAGCCCAGCAGGTAATGAAGAAATCTCTAAAGTTTTTATTGTTGTTCCAGAGTAGAACGAAAACGGCGATTAACGCAGCCACTCCTACTATGATTAGTCCGAGAGGGTTTGCGTCCATTGCTGCATTCAGAAGCCATTGACCGGCTGCCGCCGCCTTTTGTGCCACAACAGCTGCATCGGTTGCTATTGTCTGGGCAATTGTTTGGGCAGTGTTTTCCACAAGTTCAGCTTTGCCAGCCACCCATGCTGATACTGATTCCCAAAGTGCTCCGCTCATAACATACTGCGCTGCTGCTGCGACCTTTGATGCCGCAGCGCTTGCTAGTGTTGCAATTTTGTCCTCAACTTTGAATGATATATCCTCGACAAGCTGGGCTTTTTCGACTATCCATGCTTCGATATTTGCCTCGGTACTTGCGAGAGACTCCCAACCTGCCGCGCCGTATTGTATAACTGCTGCTATGCCCTTGGTGAATGCTCCAACACTATCTGTTCCAAGTGCGATAATTGATTTTGCTATAGCAGGTAAAAAGAACACTCCTATGACGCTTGCGACCGATATAATACCGTCATGGAATTTGCCAATCCAGTTCCATGCTTCGCTCATTGCTTTTTTAAAAGCCTCAAGTTGTGCTTCACCAACGATTTTCACGCCTAAATTCGGAACGTTCGGGGTTGGTGTTCCACCCGACGTATCAAGACCGCTATCTCCAACCACCGGAGTTGTGTCAGCCGAGCCGATGCCTCCACTCGTAGTGTTTTTCTGGAGAATGTTCAGCTCATCAATTCCGCTGACCGCTTTTTTTGCCGCTGTTGCTGCCGCCGCTACGTTGTTTATCCCGGTAGCTACATTATTTTGTGAAGCTGCGAGGGTGTTCGATGATGCCGCTGTACTTATCGCCTGCGCTTTGATGCCGAGCATACCATCGATCCACTTTGTAAATGTGGTGGCTGCTCCGATGAGGGATTGTGCAAACATATTAATCCAAGGTAAAACCGCTTGAATTATAGGGATAACTGCTTGACCGAGGCTGGTGGTTAAACTCTCGATGTTAGCCTGAAACACACGCATTTGATTTGCGTAACTCCCGCTTGTTTTTACAAAGTCGCCCTGCGAGAGACTTGATGCGTTCATAAGATAGTTGTACCTCAGAGTTGTTTGCTCACCTTGGCTCATGGATTTGTAGGCAGTAGTTATTCCTTCGGAAAGTGCAAAAGCCTGCAAATTGGCGGTTGACATATTGATTCCTAGGTCACGCAACGGCTTTGTCTGCCCTGCGATTCCGGCTTGCAGTTTTGAGAAGGCGTCATCGGTGCTCATGTTATAAAACGATGCCATGTCGCCAGACAAACCGCTGATGCTCTCGGACATCTGCTGTGCCTGTGCGCTCGATACGCCCATGCCCTTAAACATCGCACCCATTGTTCCAGCATATTTCAGAGCTGATTCCTCATTCAAACCGTAAGCATTTACAGCACTTTTAGCCCATGCATCCACCTGTTCGGCACTATTGCCGAAAGTGGTATTAATGACATGTTGGGTTTCGTTGAGGGCGCTTGCGGATTGAACACCTGCGATTGCTAGTGCGGTAAAAGATGCAGCCCCCGCCAGAACAAGCGTCTTGGCGGCATCAACCATCTTATTTACGTTTTCTTTCATGCTGGCTTGTGCTTTTGACATTCCACTGGAAAGTCCCGATATGTCTGCACCGACCTTGACCACAATATTTCTAATCAGGGACAATTTCCACACCTCCTATCACCGCGTTCATTTTGCGGATTTGTTCCAGCAACTCGCTGTCGGTGAATTCTGGTTCTTTCGGTTTTGTTTCTTTTGTATTTAGCAAGCTCTGGAGTGTCGGCATTTTATCCGCTCGTGCCAAAGCCGCTGTCATGTACGATTGCAGGATGATCTGCTGCCGGAGTTCCTCTTGTTTGTCATTGTGCGCCTCAACATAGCAGGAAAGTTCAAATGGAGTCATGTCATAAAATTGTTCTGGGATGATACCGCAGCGGGCAGAAAGTATTAAATAATCGCGGAGTTGATCTTCAATGGTTCTTACTTCGCTACTTTCGTAAGTTCTGCCCGCTGCGGGTTTTTTCCGAAAGAACCACCCATTTCATCGCCAATCTTATTGATTACGTCTTCTATCTCTTCCTGCGTGCAGTTGTCAAGAATGTCGACCACTTTTTCAAACGTCAGTTTTGAATCTTCGTGAATTAGCGCTCCGTGCGCGATGACCGCGATCTGCTCAAAGGTTATATTTTTAAAATCAACCTTGCCGAGTGGCTGGTGAAGCTCTTTTTCAATGGTCATTAGTGCCTTGAATCCAAGTTTTAAGTTGCGGGGTTTATCAAGTTTTACCTGCGTCATATTATTACTCCAATCTCAATTAGGCGTGTGCAACATAGACGGTGTAAGTTTTTGGTACTTTTCCGCTGTCTGTTTCGGTGATGGTTATAGGCGTGACCGCACCACTTGCGATGTTTATGCTTTGTGACGCCGAACCGGATGTGACACCCTGTCCATTAACTGTAATTGTACCTGTTGCTGCCGGGGTGACTGTAACGGTCGGGGTCGTCGCGGTTACTGTGTATGATGTAGTTCCGCTTGCAAAGATTGGGGTTAATGCGCCCGCCGTACTTGTCAACCCTGAAAGACCGGATGAAGGGGTTACATTCAGTGTCGGTGCTCCGGTTATTTTGACCGTGCCATCAAAAGGAGTCGCATCCTCTGTCTTGGCATCAGTTTTAAATCCAGTTACGATTCCGTTAAAATTCCAGCTTGCGCCGAATGGGAAAACAATTGAGAAGGCCGTTACTGCTCCGCTGTTCAGTAAACTCCATAATTGCATCTGACCAGTTGCATCATCTGGTCTAAAAAATCCGGTAAGTGCAAGATCAGAGACCTCTTTAAAACCGGATATAAATTCTTTATACAATGCGGCGCTGCCAAGGTTTGTGACGTCGATGGTGTTTGCCTTAATATCAAGACCTTGTATATCCGTCAAACTTGCGACATTGTTAACGCCAGCAATTTGCAGATAAGTACCATAAGAAAGGTTTGGCATGTTTTAAGCC